AGGTTTTAATAGTGGTCTATCAATCATAAAGATTGGAGAGCTATTAGGAATAACAAGACAGAGAGTGTATCGCATACTTGATACAACTAACGAGGAGGAATAATGAATAAAGAAACTAAGAAAAAATTACTTGCACCATTTCCAGCAGAGGTAGTACAAGACCCACCTAAGGGTAAGTTCGGAAAATTTGTAAACCATGCAGTCTATGTTGAACGACTACGCGACTGTGATGTTGACTATGAATGGGAGTTTGAGCCTATCATAATCAATGACAAAGTCATAGGTGCTATTGGTAAGTTAACTATTGATGGTAAAGTTTACCAAGGTGCAGGAGATGTTGAAGCACCAGCGTTAGCAAGAGCAACAACAGGAGAATGTTTAAAACTAGCAGAGAGTGATGCGTTTAAGAGAGCAAGTATGAGAGCAGGTCTAGGCGTTGAACTATGGAGTGGAACTGATGACTTTTACATGGAAGATACAACACAGCCTATACAAAAAACAGGTAGAGTTAAAGACATTGTCATTGAGAAAGAAGAACAAGAGGCATTGAATAAAGCTAAGCAAAACTTTGCTAAAGATGTAGGTGCAGAAGAAGATTCTGTATCAGACCAACTCAATGATATCTTAGAGGGAATGTGTCCTGATAAACAGATAAGAAGTGAGTTAAAGAAAAAATCTTATGACAAATGTATTGAGCAAGGCATGAGCAAAGAGGTAGATGATTGGTCAGATGATGAAATGAAAACCTTTCTTACTTTCTTTGGCGATTTAATGAACGACAATGCAGAGTTATTAAGTGCTGTTACAACAGACATAAGCGACACTAAAATGCAATGTCCGGATTGTAAAAAGTTTGAGAGTGTTGTTGACAACAGAGAGAAAAAGAATAGTGACCCTAAGTTTGCTAAGATACCAGACTTTGCTTGTGACAATTATGGTGCAGACAAAGATGGTTGTGGTAAAGGTTGGTGGATAGGTGGAGATGACTTCCCCTTTGAGAAATGGCTTTAGAGGAGATAGGTAACAACGAGGGATTAAAAAGATTAGTAGAGAGAATCAAGAAAAGATTTCCCGACTACAACTTTGACATCCCTGTTGGTTATGATACTACTCATAAAGCACCTTACCTATGCAAATCTAATACACAAACTTACTTTGACAATGATGGTAATGTTTTTTGTGCAACACGATACAAGCTAACAGATGAAAAGAATCCACACGCATGGACTTGGGCTACTTGTAACGCTCTAATCAGTACATTAGATGAGCAGAAAGTATACGAAGAACAACAAGATGACATCTTTTAAGGAGATAGATAAGAAAGCTAGACAGGTTGCACTAAACTTGCAATCACTTATGGCAATAGTAGAGTTTGACTACAACAGATACGAGAAGTGCATGGTATGTGGTGAGAAATACAGACATCACATTGATGGGCTTCCTTGTGAAACTGATGCAGTTAAAAAAGAAATAGTAAAGAGGAGATAATATGACAGACTTGTCAAAAGTAAATATGCTAGAACTACTAGCAGAGTTAGAGAAGAGAGGTAGCTTTAAAACAATTATATTTAATAAAGCAGATGGTAAGCAAGAGATTGCTGCGATTTTACCTCTACACCCTATGACTATAACTAATAAAGAAGTAACACAAGAGGAAGAATAATGTATAGACCTTTACCTAATTACTTGACAATACAACCGAGCAAGATAGAAGGTTTAGGTCTATTTGCAATTAAAGATATACCTGCTTATGAAGTTATAGGAATGACTCATGTGCAATGGTTTGGAGAGGATAACAACCTACTGCGTACTCCACTTGGAGGGTTTATTAATCATAGTGATAGACCTAACTGTGAGATACAAGGTAGGATGACACGACATCTTTATACATTGCAAGATATAGAAGCAGGTACAGAGCTTACAGTTAAGTACACAATGTACAAACTAGAGGAAGAATAATGGGTGGATGGGTCCTGTGCAATAGATGTGATGCCTACGCACATACACATAATGGTGGTGGGCTAGTAAAAGAATCATTTTATTGTGAGCCATGTTACCCAATAGCAATGGAGGAATAATGGATAAGTATGACAATACTTTTGAAGAGAGAAACAAGAAAAATAAATATGATATGGCTGATGAAGCTATGCAAAAGTATTTTAAAAAGGAAGGGCTAGTTGAAAAGAAAGACTGGTTGAAATTAGGAACAGAACCTAAGGACACACCCGACATGAAGATGATGTGGTTAGCTTTACAAATACTGCTTATGCCTGATTATATTTTTGTGATGAAAGGCAAACTTTATATTGCAGAAGTAAAAGGCACACTTAAATTTAAAGAGAGTGACTTTAATAAACTAACAGAGATGTATAACAAAGCAGAAAAGTATGACAATGTACGAGTAGGCGTAACTTATTTCGCACATCCTGATGCTGACCCTGTTTGGTTGTCTTATACTAAGATAAAAACACAATGGAATTATGATAAAATACCTATGCAGTACTATCCAGAGCTTGACTTTGAAGGAAACAAGAAAGCATATAAGGTATTATTAAATAACTAAAAAGCCTATAAACATTGAAGATTTACTCCTCTTAGGATTCGTTTTAAGAGGAGTATTTTTATGAGTGGCACTATGTACCACAGAAACTAGACAATTCTTAGGTTATCCCAACCTTTTTTATTTACTGTGAATGTTAAGACACCAGGATGTGACCACATACCAGACCGAGCAGTAAAATCTATACTCTTATCTAATGATGGTGACTGAAACCAAGTTCTATCTCCCTGTTGCTTAGCTCTGAAGTGATGATAATGACCTGTAACTAAAATCTCACACTCTCCAGCCGGTAAGAATCCATACATCTGACCTTTCCACCAAGATTCTATCTTAGCTTCTGCGTTACCACCACCACCACTCATGTGACCATGTGTCATACCAACCTTTATACCTTTAACATCTAACACTTGATGAAAACCAGTAGGAACATCTACCTTTACCTTCTTGTATCTTGCAGGGTTAGCTTTCATTATCTCTTCACATATCTGTAAGTGCATTGTGTCAGAGTTATCTAATCTGTTAGTTGTGACTTGTCCTTTAGATGACCTTGACATCTCACCATGATTACCTGGTACACCTGCTAGTACTAGCTTGTCAGCAAGTGGTAGAAATGTATCTATTGTTTTCATAATAAGACTTCTTGCTAGTGCATACTGCTCTATCAAAGTAAGTTCTATATTGTGTGGTTGCGAGTCATAGAAACCATAACAATTCTCTGTTAAATCACCAAGTCCTACCATATATATCTCATTGATAGCAACATTTGCCTTACGCAGTTCCTTAATTCTATTTACTGCATCTTGTAGGGCAACCTCGTAGCGTTTAAGGGTGTTTTCAACGCCATAATCTTTCTTACCTAGCTGCCAATCAGCCATAAAAAACATAAAAGCTGTGTCACCACCACTATATTTAGCTTTAACTGGTGCTTTCTTCTTAGCTTGTTTAAATAATTCTTGGAAATACTTGTCGTGACCTGGTACTTTCTGCTTAACAATGCCTTTAAAAGCAAAGAATGTTTCTACTTGACCACCTTTTAGCTGTGTATTCCATGATGATGCACGAACTGTTCCTACAATCTCATACTTCTTAGGGTCAAATCCCCAATCTCTAAGTATCTCATCATATTTAGTGTGGTAGTTAGGGTCAGTACCTACATGAGTAAGCTCACCCATACCTGTTTGTGGATTGATGTCATATCCAGGTTGCCAACCAGACTTGTAGAAATTGTTCCCTAGTTGTTCACCAGTATATTTTTTTTTCTTAGGCATCATACCTCCTGTTCCCTGTTACCAATAGTATACAGAGATGGTATGACAATAAAAGGTTTAACTTATTTTTTTCTTTGCGTATGTCTTGATAACTGCAAGTGCAGCACCACCACCAGCTAATGCAGCTAACTCTAATGTATTTGCATCAACAGATATCAAAGGTGCAACAACTAAAGCACCAAGGAATGCTTCAATGAAAGTCCATATAGTTCTTTCAAGCATATCTTTAAGTTCTTCACTCATTTTATAACTCCATGATTCTGACCAAGGTGTCCACCAGACATCCTTCTTGAATGTACCATCTTGGTTTCTTTTTCTTTTAAATCTTTCAAACATTATGTAATAAGTCTACCTTTTAGCATTGCATTTGTTTTTATAACATTGCCATTTATCTCTTGAAGTTTTTCATATACGCTATCAGCTAGTATCATGTGGTCTTTAGCTTTGTTATCTCCACCATTAAGGTTTATCTTTGTATATTCTATCGTGACATCATCACCTTTAAGTATTGCACCAGATACTTTAGGATAGAGTTTCTTGTACGCATTGGCACTGCTGCCAACCATACCATTAAAGTTTACATCTAAGTCTTGTTGTGTATCTCCTACGATAAGGCAACCAGATGTGTGTTCATCAGTGTTACCTTGATGGATAAGTATGTATTCAAATCCTGGTACATCTTCTAACCACAACATACCTCGGTGAAAGGTAGGGTATTTCTTGGTGTAACGAGAGTTAAATCCACCAACTGTTCTTAGTTTAAGTTTGTATGTACCTTCTGGTATGCAGGTTTCGTGCATTACTTTG